CGCGACAAGATCCTGCGCGGTGAGAAGCTCGAGACCAAGTCGGATACCTGCGCCCACGGCTCCGAGGTGCCGTACCAGTCCCACCCTTTTTACGGGTGGTCGAGCATACCGGACGAGCGGTAAAGGCCACCGGCCGGGACGCCGAGATATACCAGGCGGCCCAGCGGTTCAGGAACGGATTGATCAACCGCGAGGAGGCCGCGGTGGCCGACATCAGCCGATCCTACCGGGCCGCCACCGCCCAGCTCCTGCGCGAACTCGAGGCGCTCGAGGGACGGCTGGTCGAGCGCGAAGCCGCCGGCGAACCTCTGGCCGATGCGGCGCTGGCCATGCGGGACCGGCTCGAGCGGTTGATCGACCAGCTCCGCGGCAAGCTCGGCGAACTCTCCCCCGAAGCGGTCGAGATCGTTTCCCAAGGGCAACAGCTGGCGCTCGAGTTCGTCAACTCCGAGACGGGCAATCTGATTCTGGCATCGACGGGCGACAAGGCTCGAGCCGCCGAGATCCTCGGCACGTTCGATTCCCTCCCCGACGAAGCCATCCGCGAGTTTGTCGGGTTCTCGAGTGACGGTTCCCCGCTCGCGGTATTGTTCGATTCGATCGCGCAGGACGTTCCCTCTGCGCTTCAGCTCACCCTGTCGTCCGGCATCGCGCAGGGGAGGAATCCGCGGGAGGTGGCGAGGGACATGGTCCGAATCGCCGACCTCCCACGGCGTCGAGCGGAAACGATCGCAAGGACCGAGATGATCCGAGCCGGGCGGGAAGGGCAACGGGTGATTTACGAGTCATCCCCGGTGGTGACGTCCTACCGCCGCGTGGCCACGCAGGACGCCCGTGTCTGCCTCGGTTGTCTGGCATTGTCCGGCACCATGCACAGGACCAGCGAGATCATGCCGTCCCACCCCAATTGCCGGTGCGTCATGGTGCCGGTGACGCCGAGCCTCGCCGAGATCACCGGCGATCCATCGATCCCCGACCTGCGGCCGGGAGCGGTGGATGCCGACCGGATCATGGCCGGCCTCGACCGCTCGGAACTGGTCGGCATCTTCGGCCCCCGGCGCTTGGCATTGCTCGAGGAGGGCGTCCCGATCGCCGACATGGTCGAGGTACGACAAGATCCGCGGTGGGGACCGACCACACGCATCAAGCCAATCAAGGACATTGTGGGATAACTAGGACATGGAAATGGACTCCGTGATCGGCGGCGCGGTCAAGAGCGACAGGCTCGGCCATGTGAAGGGGTACTTGGTCCGCTTCGGTTCCCCGAACGCGGTCGACCTCGAGGGCGACTACTTCGGACCGGAGACCGACTTCGGTTTCCCGGTGAAGGCCGGCTCGAGGGTTCCCCTGAACCTCTATTACCACCATGGGATGGACCAGAAGGTGGGCCGCAAGTCGATCGGGACCGGGTACGTCAAGATGGACGAGACCGGGCTCTGGTACGAGGCGCAGATCGATCTGGCCGACGAGTATGGGCGAATGATCGCCAAGCTCGCCAAGGAGGGCAAGATGGGCTTCTCCAGCGGCGCCGCGGGGCATCTCGTCGAGCGCAAGTCGACCGGCATGGCGTCCCAGATCGTCCGCTGGCCGATCGCCGAGGCGTCGATCACCCCGACCCCCGCGGAGTGGCGCAACACGGTGAAGTCGATTGAGGACTACTACGGGATGGGCATGGAGGGCGAGATGGAAGAGATGGAAGAGATGGTCCCCCCGCCTGCTCCGGACCAGTCCCCCGAAGACTTCGCGAACGCCGCGTTCGCCGACATGAAGTTCGAGATGCTCCACGAAGCCATCGAGGGCCACTACGAGGCGCTCTGCGCGGCGATCGATTCCCTCGCGGACATCGAGCAGGACCGACTGCCGTTCGTCCTGGCATTGCTCGATGCGTTCGCCGGGAAGGTCGGCGCGGTGGCCGAATCCCTCGAGCTTGACATCAAGAGCCTTCGGATGGTCTCCCCCGAGACCCTCCGAAACACCGAGCGCCGGTTGCGGGATGCAATCGGCCTCAGCCGATCCGATGCCAAACGGCTGGCACCGGAAGTCTGGAACCTTCTGCGGGACGCAGACCAGGAGACCGGGTCGGAACCCATCGCCGAAGTGGAGGTCAAGTCCTCCCCCGACTCCGAGCGGGACGACATCCTCGCCCGTCTCGGTCTTCTCATGGAGCTTAAATGAACGTCGAACAACTCAGCGAGAAGCGCCAGACCCTTCTGGCCACCGCTCGCGAACTCGCCTCCAATGATGGCGACCTTGCTCAGGTGAAGTCGATCATGGCCGAAGCCGATGGTATTGCCCAGCGCATCGAGGCCATCAAATCCCTCGGCGAAATGGCCCCCGTGGCCAAGCCGGCCGAAGTGTCCGAGCCTTGGAAGGCCGGATCGATCGCCCGAAACCCGTTCACGGGTACTCGCGACGAAGCCAATTTCAAGGCGTACGCCTTCGGCCAGTGGCTTCGATCTCTCGCCGGGAATCGTAAGTCGTTGGACTGGGTCAAGAACAACATCAAGACTCAGGTCGAAGGCACCGTTGGTGCTGGTGGCGCGACCGTTCCCGACCCGTTGTCGGCCGATCTGGTCTACCTGCGCGAGCAGTTCGGCATTGGTCGGCAGAACTGCCGCATCTATCCGATGTCGTCCGACACCCTGAGCGTTCCCAATGCCATCACATCGACGACCGTCCGCTGGCCGGGTGAAAATGCGGCCATCACGGATTCCGACATGGGATTTGCGTCCAGCGGCGTCCAGCAGATCAACCTCACCGCCAAGAAGATGGCGGTCTTGACGCAGGTCTCCCGTGAATTGTCCGAGGACTCGATCATCGACTTCGGCGCTACGCTCGCTCGTGACTTCGCGTATGTGTTGGCTCGTGAAGAAGACAAGGTCATCTTCAACAACGTGGTCGATGCGACTTCGGGCATTGATGGTTGTATCTATGCCGTGTGGAACTTGTCCGCGACCAAGGCGAACATCGCCGGCTTGGTGCAGTTTGACACCGCCCGGGCCGCTCCGAACACGTTCAAGCCGACGATCTCGAACTTGTCCGCGATGGTGGGCAAGCTCCCCACCTATGCCACGAACGCCAAGTGGTATATGCACAAGGAGATCTTCCACAACACGGTTGCCCCGCAACTCGAAGCTCTGAATGGCAACAACTGGGAAGCAATTGCGAACGCATATGGTCCCCAGCCGATGCTGTTCGGATATCCCGTGGTTTTCGTTCAGAACATGGTGAAGACCATTGCGGCTTCGACTCCGTATATTCTGCTCGGCGACCTCTCGGTGGGCACCGCCTTCGGCGACCGTCGAGGCGTCACTGTCGAGGTTTCGGATCAGCGATATTTCGAGTCGGACCTCCTCGCATTCAAGGCCACCGAGCGCTTCGCGTTCAAGGCTTTCGATGCCGGCAACGAGTCGGCGACCGCGTCCTCTCGGACTCCCGGTGCGTTGATTGTCGGAGCCTCCTCGGCCACCTAATCCCCGCCCCCCATCGCATGGTGGGAACCGACCCCTCCGGTGGACGCACCGGAGGGGTTTCGTCTTTGTGGGATAATCGGAACATGGGACTCACCCGCGCCGAAGCCATCGCCCGTGTCTCGCTCTGGTGCGACGCGACCGCCTACCCCGAGGTATCGACCACCGATATCGGGACCGTGGTCGACCAGTTCTCACGGTTCTCGAGCTGGACCGCCAGCACCGCCTACGCGGTCGGGGACAGGATAGTCCCCACCACCCCGAACGGGCGCGTGTACGAGGCGCGTAGGGCCGGCACGAGCGATACCACGGAGCCGGACTGGCCGACCGCGCCGTGGACCCAATACCAAGGATGGATTTACTCGGAGGGCACCTCCGATCCAGAGCTTATGTGGGTCGATGCCGGGCCGGCCAACGTCGAGCGGTACGACGTCCGATCCGCGGCGCGGCAGGTCTGGCTGATCAAGGCTTCCCGCGTGGTCGGCGAGATCGACGCCAAGGACGGCTCCGCGGACGTCAAGCTTTCCCAGCTCCGAGCGCATTGCCTCGAGCAGGCCGAGAAGTTCCGGCCGATGGTGATCGTCTGATGGCTCCCCAGCTTCGCGAACGGCTCTCCGCGTCCTTCGTCCGGCGTTTATGCCAGGACCGCATCGAGGTCCACCGGGCCTACGTCGAGTCCGACGGCATGGGTGGTGTCACGACGACATGGCGCAAGATCGACACCATCCCCGCGAGGATGATCAACAAGTCCGACTCCGAACAGGTCATCGACGACGCTGTTCGCTCCACCGCGGTCTGGGAGATGCTGGTTCATTCCGGCTTCGACATTCAGGCGCATGATCGGGTGACGTTCCCCAGCCAGCCCGATCGTATCTTCGACGTGATTGGGACCGACGAGGGCCAGACCGAGCTGTTGATCCAGAAGGTGGGCCTGGTGGAGCGGATGGGATGAGCGACTTGGTGCAATGGGCGACGTTGGTGACCGTTGTCATCTCCGGATTGACTTTGGCCCACACCATGCGGAAGGGATCGGAAGATCTTCACCGGATCTTCGCCGAGCGGATCAGCAAGCTCGAGGCGCTCGTCTCGACGTTCAGCTCGGGAATGGTGGCATTCGAGGCGCGGATCGAGCATCGCCTGGAGCAGATCGAGGCGCGGCTTCTGGACCTAGAGCGGGAGCGACGCAAATGAAGAACATGTCGAAGGGGCGTTTCGCCGCGGTCCTGCTGGCCTCGGTTCTGGTGGCGGTCCTCCCCGAGTGGAACGCGGAGTTCCGAGCGCCGCTCCCCGCGGACGCCGGCCTCGAGGAGGTATGGCGACGGCTCGAGGCGGGAGTGGTGCGGAGCATCAACACCGCGATCCCGGCGCTGATATCGGCGCTGGTGGGGTTCTTCGTCCGAGCGGACCGCTCGATGCCGTTGTTGTCGGTAGCTGACGTGAAGGAGCAGGACTGATGCCGAAATTCGATGTTCCTGCGCGACTGCCGATTGAATCTGGAGGACAAGGCGCACCACAGACTCAAGCATTGTCAACCTCCGCGACTTATATCGGGCTGGGTTTTTGTGCGGAAGCAACCATCGATGTGAAGAAGGTCGGGTTTTATGCAACAGTGGCTGGGGCTGGACCTCAGACGCTGAACGTAACCATCGAGACAATCAATGGTGCAACCGGTTTGCCAAGTGGGACATCGATCGTATCGACCACGGCAACATTGCCTCTGACGGTCGGCTGGAATGAATTGACTTTCGCAACAAGCGGGACGCTAAATGCGGGCACGATGTACATGATTCGATTACAGATGGCAGCGAATCCTGGAACTGCTCCGACGATTGCTTATGCGATTTCCAACGCAGATGAATCATTCGTTCCGTATACGGTGATCACTGGCGCTAGAAGCGGCAACCGAGTCACCGAATGCTTTTACATTGTGGATAGCGCCGGCGGTGCCAAATACTACGGCTGGCCGTTTTGGCTTTCATCTACTCAATCCACCAATCAACTTATCGTCAATAATACATTGCCGGAAATTGGAATGCGTTTCAATGTTCCGACAACGGTCTGCTCGACGTACAAAGTGATCGGATTAAAATTTGCTGGAGACCCGGTTGGCACCACAACAGACATTGTAATTGGCTTATATAACTGGAACAGCGGAAATAATTCGACTGCACTGCAAACGACAACGTTTTCGAGTTATGCGACGGCAGACACGACGCAAACAGCGATCATCGAATATTACTTCGACGATCCACCGACTTTGACTGCCGGATCCGATTACATCGCATCCATTGCCACCAGCGATGCGTCCTCGTCGGCATCACCAATTACCGTCCGAATGTTCCAAGATATTCCGGATGCCGCGAAACCTGCGCTATTCGACCAGACCGCAAATTACACTTGGAATCGAGTAAGCCGGACGAGTACGACTGGATCTTGGACGACGACGGCCAATCAAACGCTCGAGATGAAGCTGATCTGCGAGATTGTCTCGCTTCCATCTGGTGGTGGAGCGTATCCGATCTTCGGGGGGATGGTGGTCAAATGAGTTCCTGGCTAGGATTCCGCAACGTGGGCGACCAGTCCAAATTGGTTTTCGCCGTCAACACGCACTCTGCCAGCACCGGCGCGGCTACCGATGCTACTGGCGATCCGGCATACCGTGTATACGAGGACGAGACGGGCACGCCTATCCTGACCGGCACGATGGGCAAACTGGACGATGCGAACACCACCGGCTTTTACAGCGAAGAGCTGACCATTTCGAGTGGCAACGGTTTCGAGGCGGGCAAGACCTATACGATCTACATCACGGCCACGGTTGGATCGATCGCCGGCACGACCGAGCGCCATTTCGCTTGTTGGCCTGCGACGATCAACAGCCAGATAGACAGCAACGTCGTGCAGATCAATGGCGACGCAACCGCCGCAGCAAATCTGGAGAAGGCGACCGACGGCACCGGCTACAACCTCGGTGGTGGATCGATCGTGGCGGCCTCGGTCACCGGCGCTGTTGGGTCGGTAACCGGAAACGTGGGCGGCAACGTGGCTGGATCGGTCAACTCGGTCACGACCGGAGTTACGCTGGCGGCTGGCGCGATCACGTCATCCGCGATTGCCACGGGCGCAATAACCAGCACCGCGTTTGCCAGCCAAGCGATTACCGGCACTGCGATCCAAGACGGTGCTATCAGCGCCAACAAACTCGGAACCGGTGCGATCACCTCGGGCAAGTTCGCGACTGGTGCGATCACCGCCGATGCGATCGCCGCCGGCGCGATCAGTGTGTCGGAGATTGCCGACGGCGCGATCACCGCGACCAAGTTCGGCGCGGGAGCAATCACCAGCACGGTAGTCGATGCGACCGCCAATTCGGCGATCGCCGATGCTGTCTGGGACGAGGCGATGTCGGGACACACGATCTCCGGCACCTATGGTAGCCGGATTCCGAGATCGCAAAACAGCAACGTCGAGGTGCAGATCACCGGATCGGGGCATATCGCGGCCGACGTGCACGAATTCCAGGCTGGCGTGATTGAGGATACCGACTTTGCCGCCGGATCGGTAAACGACCGCCTCGACACCATGCTTGTTGCCGATGGTGCCGTATATCAATACACGGCAAATGCATTGGAGTTGGCACCGTCTGGAGGTGGTGGCGGCGGTGGATCGACCACCGTTCGCATGGGGCCGTTCGAGGTCCGCGCAGAAGGGCAAGCCAGCGACCTCCCGCTCGATATCAACAAGGGCGCGACGCATGGGATCGACTGCATCCTTGTGGACGCGCAGGGTACCGGCGTCGATCTTACCGGAGCGACGCTGTCGACCAAGGTCTACAACACCGCGGGGACGCTGGTGGCCACGATCAGCGGCACGTCAACCTACGCGGCCGGCGGTGCGATGACTTGGACCATTCCGACCAGTGTGACCAACACGGCCGGCACCTACACCGCGACGATCACCCGCACCACCGGGGCCAGTGACACCGAGGTCTTCGGACCATTGCGGATATACGTGAGGGACATCTGATGTATCTAATGTACGAGGACCCAGAGCAGGTCACGCGGGCGGCGGCATGGGTCGGCGATTGGCATGGGTACGTCGTCCAGCTCGTCGACCTGAACGGCTCCCCGATCGACATCACCACCGGGACGCTCTCGGCCACGTTCACCAACGTGGCCAGCGGTGCGGCCTACTCCTTCGGCGGCGGTTCGGTGACGCTCACGAAGAGCTTCGCCACCGAAGGAATCGTGACCGTTCTCAACCCGGCGGCCTACCCGAACGCCGCGGTGGTGAGGCTTACGATTGCCCTCACGGTCTCGACGGTGGTTCGGCGGTTCGGTCCGGTCGAGGTGGAGATCCTCGCGCCGTGATCCGGATCAAGGCCAAGCTCGACGATGCCGGGCTTCGACGCTACCGGGCCAATCTGCACCAACTCGAGCGGGTGGTGCTCGCCACCGCGGCGGGTATCGAAGGCGACGCAAAACAAAGCATCCTCGATCGAGGTTCCCGCGGTAACGAGTATGCTCGAGGCGGGAAGATCCACTACGCGGCCGAGCCTGGCAACGCTCCCAACAGCGACACGGGCAATCTCGCGAACTCGATCATGCATCGATCGATTGGCAAGACCAGCGCGGAAGTGGCGGTCGGTGCTGAATACGCCATCCCGCTGGAGATCGGCTGGATTGGGCCTTCCGGCAACCACAACGGGCCGTTTCCGTTCCTTCGGCCTGCGGTCGATCGACACGCTCGACCATTCGCTCAAGCGATCGCCGCAATCATGAAAGGTGGTCGGTGATGGCATACGAACCGGCGACGATCGAGAACTGGATTTACGACACGCTGAAGGCCGACGCCACGCTGGCCGACCTGCTGGCCCCCGACAACAAGCCGGCGAACTACCAGCAAGGCGTCTACAACACTCTCGCGCCGCAGGTGGACCCGGTATCCCGCAAGGCACCGCAGGTGCCCTACGTCGTCTTCACGCTGGACTCCGCGGCGGCCGACGAGACGGCGCTCTGCGGATCGCGGGTCTTCTCGCGCCCAAGCTACCGGGTGACCGTGTGGGATAATCAGACAGGAGCGGTATCGATGGTCCGAGTGGCTTCGATCATGGACCGAATCGACACCCTCTTGGACAACCAGTTCGTCTCGACCACCACGCCGCGGTTCCAGATTCGGCGGGAAATCCCCGGTCAGACGTTCCAGTTGGCGCAGGGTGGTCGGATCGATTTCGGTGTCACGGCGGTCTACCGCGTGGTGACGCAATCCTAGGAGCAACCATGCCATTCACACGAACATCTGCCCTTGTCGGCGAAAACTGCACCGTGACAATCGCTTTCGGCGGTTTCCAGGACGGTGTGCCGGGCACGTTTACCGCCGAGACCTACACCTGCATCGCTCGGTCTGCACGAGTATCGACCACGGTCGCGACCACGGACGTCTCTGCGCTCTGCGATACGACTACCAAAGCGCAGGTGACCAAGGCGAGCGGTACGCTCGAGCTCGAGCTGCTCGTCGATTCCGTGGTGGGTCCGATCTGCGCGGAGCAAGAGGGTTATTACATCCAAGTCGTATTCACGCTGGGTGGTTTGACCTCGGCGATCAAGACCTATATCGGCGTCGTGACCGGCTGGGGCCTCAACGCTGCAAACAACGAAGCGGTCACCGAAACCGTTACGGTAACATTGGGAGCCAATGGCGTTGCGACGGCTTGGACCTGATAATATATGCCCCTTTCAAAACTGAAGGAACTGCCGAAGGATTCCGACAAGGGCGTCTTGTCGATCGATCTGTCCGATCTGGCCGGGGACGGGGCGGTTTTCCGCTTCCGTTCCCCGAAGGCCGCGGATCTCTTTCCCGATGCGGCGCTCACCAAGGATCTGCGGGTCGGATACGCCGAGTTCCCCGAGGCGCTGATTTACCAGATCTACATCCTCGGCCGGTGCTATCTGCCGGGGCCGGACGACGACGGGGAGAATCCCTACCGAGCGTTCGCGGATTTGGGTCGAGCCAACGCCGCGGTCTTTTATCGGATCTTGACCGAGTTCATGACATGGTCCCCATTGGATCTGCTCGATGCCAAGGTGGCCGACGCAAAAAACGCATCCGCGGAGTAGCAGGGCAAGTCCTGTACTACTCCGTTCGTTACCTGCACCGCCACCCAACTGAGATAGACCTCGACCTCGACCAGATCGCCGAGATCGCGCTGGTCGGACAGGAGATCGAGAAGCACCAGGCCGAGATGGCCGGCGCAATGCTGGGAGGTGTTGGATGAGGGTTGCGACGCTCAGTGCGTTGGTCACGGTCGAGGGAGCATCCCAAGCCGGTGCCGACCTCGACGGATTCAGCAAGAAGCTGACCGGCGTCACCGGCGCGGCCGACAAGATGGCGACCGCCTTGGGGCTCGCCGGCGCGGCCGCTGGAGCCTACGCGATGGGCCGGTCGGCTCTCGATGCCGCCGCCAAGATGGAGGCGCTCCAGCAAGCTCTCAAGGCCAACACCAGCGGGACCGCCGAATTGCAACAGGTAACCCGCGATCTGGCCAACATCGCCAAGCTCCCGGCGATCAACCTCGAGCAAGCCTACATGGGGTTCATCCAGCTCAAGGCGGCGAAGTTGTCCACGCAGGAAGCCGAGCAAGGCTTGATGGGCATTGCCAAGGCGGCCGCAGCTGTGGCTGCTACTCCAGATCAGTTCGGCCGTGCGATCAACGGTATTCAGCAGATTGCCAACAGTACCAAGCCGCTCCAGGAGGATATCAACATCCTCCGCGATTCGCTCCCGAATGCCACAATGCTGCTCGACAAAGCATTCGGCAAGACGCGAGCAGAAGACATCGCTGCCATGGGACTCTCCGGCAAGGAAGTGGCGATGCGATTTATCCAGATCGCCAATACGGTCCCAGCGGTCTCGGGTGGGATCGGCAATATGATCGTCAATATGGAGGATTCCTTCCGCCAGCTTAACGAGTCGGTCGGGCGATTGGTGGCCAAGTTCCTCGAGGCGTTCGGACCGCGAATCCAAGAGGCCGTCGGCAAACTTACCGATCTGTTCGACCGCCTGTCGAAGAATGGCCAGCAGGTCGATCAGATCATGCGTATCGCGTTCACATTCCTGGTCGGATCGGTGGTGGCCGGTGCGATCAAAAATGTCGCAATCATGACCGAAGCATTCGTGACGCTTCGCAAGGCCATCCAATCGGTGGCTCTCGCCGAGGTGCTGGCATTTGCCATTGCCAACCCAGCCAAGGCAATCGCCGGCGTTGTGGCGGCGGTCGGCATCATCACCGCTGCCAACATTGGAATCAACAAGATGATGGACTCGATGTTCGGCAAGGGTGGTTCAAAGCCGACTCCAGTTCAGATCCCCGGCGGAGGCACTCCAACACTGCCGGCTATACCCGGCACGGGAGGCACGGGTGCTCCGACTGGTGGCGCTGGCCAATCCCGAGGAGGCGGCATCGTCCAGATTCTCGCCGGCCTCGCCGCAGGATTGGCATCGATGCCGGCGCTCCCAGGCGCAAGCAAGTCGGTAGATATCCTCGGCAAGATCGAGGCCAACACCAAGACGACTGCGGATGCTTTGCAGCTTCGTCGGCAAACGCTCGGTGGTGGTCCGATCGGAGCCTACGGCGTCACCGCCGCGGAGATGTCTGGGCAAGCCAATCTCAGGTTCGGCGATTTCTCGGCCTCTGGATTGATCCCAGGCGGGATCGACCTCGAGCGTAGCGTCCGCCGAATCATCCGCGACGAGACCCGCAAGACCGGACTTCCCGGCAACATCCGGAGGTTCTGATGGCTGAAGCTTGGCCGCTCCTTGTGCAGTTCGACGTCGCGGAACCACGTCCCCAAAAGGGGCGCTTGATGGTGGCCGGCGACGGCACCACGTGGGATCTCGCCAACAGTTCGAACGTATGGCAAGACCCGGCGACGCTCACGACCATGCTGGCTCCTTTACCGGTGACCGCCGCGTGGCGCACCAGCTACACCGGCGACTATGTCAGGTATCGCAAGACCGACTATACGCTTACGACGAGCGCGTCCTGGAAAGAGCTCCAGATCAAGGCCAGCGGGGATTACTACCTGCAATCGCTCAACGTCACCGAGACGGTCACCACGGCCTCGACGATGGGCAACACCAATCAAGCGATGTACCTCAACCTGTACATCCCCGGCCTCAAGGATATGGACGATTCCATTTTCCTGAAGTGCGGTTGGGGGACCGGTTCGGGATCGGTGGCGCTTTGGTTCGCTGCCAACGGGTTGGTTCAGGTCTACAAGTCGGGAACGTTGGTCGGCACCTACGGGCGCAACGACACCAACCTACAACCTGGCGTTGGCGCGGCATGGGTGCAATCCCCCAATCAGCAGTTCGTCTCGATCATGCTCCTGCCGATGCGGCGCCGCGAGCTGGTGGTGACGACCAACTACGGGGTGGCGTTCAGCCATGTCTTCAGCGATCTGTCGGCGGCATCGACCACCAACACCATCGTCCCGAACGCGACGTTCAACTGGACGGTTCCGAGCGGCCAAGCTTCGGTCCAGCTCGCCAAAGTCAAGTTCGCGGCCAGCGGATATATCCTCTCGCCGGTCAAGAAGCTTCGGTACGCACCACCGACGGGAGCGACATTCACGGCTACCTCGGCGTACGACACGGTCGGCTCCGGTACTCCGACGGTCACAAATTCGGTGGTCAAAAACGACGGCACGGCCTACACGCCGAATGGGACGATCACCGACGTCCGACTCAAGGTGGCGCTCGGAGCCGGCTCGAGCAACCTTTCCACCGCGGGGATCTACGCGATCGACATGGTGTACGATCCCGCGACATCGACGACCTATGCCGGCGATGTGGACGTCACCTGTCATATCCAATCCCTGAGCTTGTCCTGCGGGGAGGATGGCCGGACCACCTGCGAGATCACCGCCAGGGCGGCGGCGCTTTCCACCGCCGGCGTGAGCCAGTCCGACATCACCAGCGATCGTCCGGTCCGCATCGCATTGTCCGATGGCGCAGTCTCGCCGGCCTACATCGATCTGTTCCGCGGGACGCTCACGCCGCCGAAGGTAGAGTTCGAGCAGGGCGACACCACCAAGGGCCAGCGCATCCTCAAATTCTCGGGGCAGGATCGCTCGAGGGATTTCGACCTGTCCTACATCGTCGAGAGCTTCCCTTACGACGGGCTCGCCGGTGACGTGGCAATCGCCGATCTGACGCTCCAGGCGGGATATCCATTTGCGACCTACGGCATCATCGACACGGTGACGCTGACGCTCCCATACACGACCAACATCAGCAAGGGTCAATACGCGTTGGCTCCCGATTACGGGGACACTGTCGGCGGGTATCTCGACAAGATCAAGAACGAATACTTCGCGACTTGGATCACCGGGTGGGTGCCGACGACGACCGGCTACAAGTACCAGTTCCGCAATCCCTCGGCCTTGTCCACGTCTCCCCAGATCACGCTGTACCAATCGATCGCGGATGCGACCGCCGGCGGCGTCACGGCATTGCTTCGCCCGAAGCGGGTGGTGCGCCGTCTCTCCGAGTATCGGGAGACGCCGGAATCGACCAGCGTGAATGTAGTCGGCCAAGACCCCAACACTGGGACGATCCTGCGTTCGGGTGCGATCGACACCGCGGCCGAGACCGCCGGCACCGCTCCGGCATCGAGGCCGGCAAACTGGCGCGGCAGGCCGATCCTGTACGAGTTGCGCGACCCTATGCTGACCACGCAGGGCGCGGTGGACGATGCGGCGACCATCCTCTACTCGAGGCTAACGACCGGACGCCAGCTCGTCGAGTGGGAATCGGACCTGCTGGTGATCGCGAGCAATAATCGGCCGGTCTGGATCGGCGACGTGATTCGGATCATCGATACCGACGGCACATCGACGAAGGGCGACTACCGGATCATCGCGATCCCGACGATCGAGTTTATCGATGAACGGTCGGATGGATTCCGCGTTCGTCGAGCGGTCTATCGAGGCGTCAAGATCTAATGGCGGTTTACGTTCTACGCGACGAGACACTGACGGGATCGGGCGATCTGGTCGGCGAGATCGAATGGACCCGCTACGGAGACGGAGTGATACCTCCGGAAGATCCGACGCACGACGGCCAGAGCTGGGGTTCGTTGTCGATTCCAGGCGCGGGCTCGTTCACCTTCGATCCGCATGAGATCGTCAATATCCCAACGCCGCCGTCAAGCCAATACACCTACGAGATCGGATGGCGCGTGGTGGTTACCGATGCGGTCGGCGGGACCACGACCGACGACGGCCTGACGACGTACACGCCAAGCGGCAAGCAGTACATCTCGATCGACTCGACGGGTGATTGGCAGATATCGATCGACTGCCAACTGTGCCTAGAGGTCACCAAGCCGGCGACACCGAGCGGGACCGGGTCCAACGCGGTGAACTTCATGCCGGACCCGCCGCACGGCGTCGAGTACCGTTTGTTCTATCGCACGCGAAACGGCGGGAGTTACAGCATCGAGGTCAACCTCGGGTCGGCCAGCGCCACGCGCTCCGGCACATTCGCCAGCTCGACCGAGCTTGCCATCCCTGATTACGTCGATGCCGAGGTCGAGGCTTTCGCCGAGCAGCTCTTCGATGATTCGGCGTTCTCGATCAACGGCAAGATCTCCGGTACTTGGCGCGGTGCCCAGATCGACCAGAACATCAGCGCCAGCGGGACGCACGGCTCGGCATATGCCAACAACACCGACGGTGTCAAGGTGACGGCAACTTGCGTATCGGATGCGATCGGGGATGTTGGATCGGCCTACTCCCAACGGTTCCTCGCGGTCCCGCTGGAATACAGCCTCGATGCCCAGCTTCGGGCGATGGAGGTGTCATATCCGGACACCATGACGCTCGAGTACGAACGAGCGGGGACGACCGTCGATGTCACGGCCAGTGGCGGAGCGTATACCGACACCAGCCGCAAGTATCGGTACGAGTCGAGCGAGGTCTGGGTAAAGGATGGCACCACGGTCGAGGACGAGGACGACTACACGCTGGCCAGCAACTGGGGCGCCATCTCGATCGGGATCAAATCCAGTTCGGCAACGACCGAGTCCGAGCCGACTGCCGATCTCAAGCTGTTGCTGAAGGATCGCAAGATGGATGCCTTGTCGATCGAGACGCCTGAGAAGTCCGACGATCTGACCGGTACCGATACCGCGCTGGGCGGTACGCCGTGGGGCGTCCAGCGATCCTACACCGGCAACACGCCCGCGTGGCAGGGCTTGATGGGATGGCGCTACCTCGAGGTCATCGTGGCCGAGACCGGCGGTGCAGGGGCGGGCGCGGCCGTGACCATCAAGATCGGATCGAAGAGCTGGACGAAGGATAGCGCGGGAACGGCGATCACCGCGCCGGGATCCGGCAACAGCGCGACATGGGTCATCGATCTATGCTCCCCAACGAGCGAGACCGCGACCACCGACGCCACCGACACGACATACCCTTACAGTCAGGACTGGACTGCCGACGGCGGGAACGAGGACTCATACCCACGCACGGGCACCGGACCTTATGCGGGACCGACCTATGCCACTACGATCCGCATCGAGGTCGGCAGTTCCCGCACTTTTACGATCACATCGATCAAGGGCAAGCGCACCCTCACCAATACGATCTATTGCACCAATCTGCCGACGCACAACGCATGGATCGAGCAGAGGCCGGCCACGGTGGTCTCGGAGGCAGACACGACGACGTACCACAAGGTCCGGCAATCGTACGAGGTCGACCTCGAGGGACGGCTGATCGCCGCGGAGTGGTCGGACACCGAGTGGGATACGACGGTCGGCGGTGCCAGCGGCGTGTATACCCACAGCCTATACGAGCGATCCATCGAGTGGCTGGCGGGAAGGATCAATCCGGCTAGGCTCTGTCCCAAATGGTCCTCGACCATCGCCGCGCCTTCGGTGGGAAGTGGATCGGCTGCTTGGTACAACCGCGAGCGCGAGATGCACGGCATCCTCGGCGGTGGCTACTGGTGGAAGGCACCGGTGGGCGCGACGGCGGGAGCGTGGCAATCCGGCATCGATGCGACGCAAAGGACCAATGCCGACGGCGCGCTGACGTTACCGTGGCAAGGCGGATTCACACGATTGTCGAATTGTCCTGGCAATGTCGGCGACGTGTTTCAGCATGCAAACAGCGGAACGAGTGGTGCGTTGACGCTCAAGGCCGCCAAGATCCTGCGGACGCAAGGCGTGGGTTTGTCTCTCACCAGCGCTGGCCTCAACGACACCAGCTCGACGTTGACGCTGACACAGGCATCGACGGCTCGCGGTACTGGTTCGACGAACAGCGATGGTTATGCCCAGACGGGGACGCCGTTCGGCCGTGGTGCCGGCGGGGACATCACGCTCGACTTCGACGGAGGTACTGGCGGGACATACCAGGCCAAAGCTCGCAAGCGCCGTCATTTTCGCGCCAAGGGTTTGGCGGAGGCTGGTTGCGTCTCGATCGATACCGCGCCCAACCAGCGGGTTGCGTACGCTCTCGACGTGGCTGGTACGCTCCGGCTCTATTTCGCAGCGGGGCCGAATGCAAACCTTTGGGAGGAGGTCATCACAACGGTCGGCGATGTCGACTGCGTGGCGATCGCATACGACAAGGCATCCGCAATCGGGCGGCTGTGGATCGTGATTGACAAGGCCGGAGGCGGCATCGCCGAGCGGTACACCGACGACGAAGGGATGACAGTATCAGTGGCAACGACAATCAACTCGACCGGCAAGAACGCCTCGGTGGCGACGAATCCGCTCGGCAAGCGCCTGATCGTATTTACCGACGGGTCGAACCTGAAGCGTCAGGTTCGCGATGCCCAAGACAACGTGATCACCGCGGTTTCCAACATTGTCACCGGAGGCGTGGCCGACGCGAAGACCGCGGTGACGTGGCGTCTCGGCAAGTGGTACATCCTCTACGGAAACAGTTCCGGCGCGGTGGTCGAGATTTCCTCGGTCGACGACGGGGAAAGCTTCAGCTGAAAAGCAAAGGCCAGCCGGAGAAGGGATAGAACGCCGGCTGGCCAATCGAACCGGAGGCTGGAATCCCGGCGACTCCATTATACCGGAGAACGACATGGGAAACATTGCGCGATTGGCGGCGCGGCAGGCGTTGGAGAATGTCGGAGTCGTCGAGGATGGGGAGAACCGGGGCAAGTGGGTCGAGATGTACCAGGCGGCGGTCGGCATCCCTCCAGGTTCCCCGTGGTGCGCGGCGTTCGTCCGGTTCCGGCTCGAGAAGGCCGCGGAGCGGCTCGACAAGGAGCTTCCCGATGGATTCCCGGATTCCGGGTGGGTTCCCAGCTACGAGGCGTGGGCGAAGCGCAACGGCTTGTGGGTGCCGGCTCGAACCGCGGAGCTGGACGACGTCGAACCGGGCGATCTCGCGGTCTTCTGGTTCGAGGCCAAGCAACGGTGCGCCCATATCGGGATCGTGGTCGATTGCCCGTCTGCGGGCATCTGGACGACCGTGGAGGGCAATACCGGACCGGACACGGCCACCAGCGTCAATCGAGACGGGGACGGTGTGTATCAAAAGCGAAGAACCCGCGCCATGCTGGGTAGCAGGGGCGGGTTCGTCAAGATCAAGTTTTGAGTCTATTCGTCTTCGGCCAACAACAACTCGATCGCCTCTTGGGTTCCCAGCGCTTCGACCAATTCGCGCCGATCAACCTCGGTCGAAATTCGGTATTCCTCGGTCCAGTCGATGTCGGTCTCGATCAGGACAACCGGCACGTCGATCTCGGCTTCGCGGGCCGCATAGAGGCGATGGGTGCCGGTGATCGCTTGGGCACATTCCTCCGTGCCGATCGCGAGGATCGGGCGTCCGACCCATCCTTCGGTTTCCATCGATGCGACCAACGCGCGGAACTTTTCGCAGTCCATGATTCCGTGCAACGGTTCGATCGCCCAAGTCTTCATCATTGTTTCCATTGTTCTATCCCTTAGTCGGTGGACCCGACACGTCAATAATACGGCACGCGTTACCGGGGCGCAATGGCATCCCGATAAAACGTGCCGATTTATTTTCAGTCCTTCATGCCGAACATCCGCTCGAGCGGATTCCGGTGGACCGGTTCCATGTTCACCAGCACCATTCGGAGCGCCAGCGCGATCTCGTCGAGCCGATGCTCGGCATCCCGCACTTCCGACGAATCCGCGAGTCCGATGCCGTCCTCGTCGTCGTACCCGATGGCCTTCAGCTCGAGCGCCGCGTAGTACATCTGCGACAGCGCCGCCTTGATCCGATTCCGATTCGATGTCCGCTTCATTCCGCCACTCCTGTCTTGATGTGGACGACCTCTTCGCCCGGTACGACGCGGAACCCCACCTGCTCGGCGGCTTCCGGCTTGGCCAGCATCTTTGCCTTGATCTCCGCGGGGACTTCGGAGATCAGGATCGAGCGCTTGATCTTGACCGCCGCGGGGCACGACCGCTCGGCCCACTCGATCGCTTTGCCCTCGTCGATCACCGCGACCTTCGGAGCCACCGACCGGATCGAGATGGTGCCGTAAGGGCATCGCCACGTCTTGGTCTTGATGTTGCCGGCCTTGTCCCTCGGCATGTTGTCGATCGCGAAGCCCTTGAGCTGTTCCCCATACCTGCTCGCGAACCACTCGAGCCGTTTACCGGCGTCCTTCACCAGCCGCTCGATGTTCGACTGGACGATCGCCAGCTCGGCCTTTCGCGCCGCCAGTTGGGTCTCCAGCTCGAGGTGGCGACGCATCGCCACCAGAGCCTTCTCCTCCGAATCGATGTCGCCATCGATCCACACCGAGACGGGGCCGAGGTAGTTCCCGGTCTCGTCGTCCCAAAGCTCACCGTCGATTTCAACCATTGCCATTGTTTCCTCCAATCGGTTCCGAGATGTGGAATCCCCGAAGCTTTACCGGCCTCGAGGGTTGCGTGGTCTGCCGTGTTTGCGGTTGCGGCGCCACGTTCGCCGCGCCGTTCGCGTCGTCGTCCTCGCCGGCCATGATGCCGAGCAGGGATGCCACCGAGTAGCGCCGACCGTAGGTGATCGCCGAGCCCATGCCGTGGGCGTCCGGCTTCGATACGGGAATGGTGGCGCTCGACGCAATCCATTCGCCCGATTCATGGATCAGGCGGGACTCGACCGTGATCGAGACCGGCCGATCGTTGTCGTCCTTGGCGACGACCTCGGAGCCTTGCACCAGGGCCATGCCGTTCGCGGTCAACACGGGGACGGCGACCGAGAGGATGCCGTCGAGCGTCATGTACTTGGACCGGAACGCCGGGTTGTTGCCTTCCTTGCCGACCGCCGGCATGGCGGCTTGTGCCTTGACAAGCGCCAAGGCGATCTTCGAGATATCCGTCGAGTGATTCATTTCCAACCTCCGGCAGACACTATAACGTGCCCCGTTATCAGAACGCAAGGGCGGGGATACCGTGCGCTGATATACTTGGGGCATGATCAGAGGATTGAGTCAAAACGACATCGCCTCCCGCATGGGAGCGCACCAGCCGCAGGTCTCCGCTTGGTTGTCCGGCAGGATGATCCCCAAGGACGACAACCTTTCCCGATTGGCCGAGGCGTTGGGCATGGCACCGGATCAGGTCATGGCCATGATCATCCGGCGACGGCAAGCCCGACTTGCCGGCGAGTCCACCGGGTGAAAGTGACTCCCGCGATGGTCCGCGGGATAGTCCGTAGGCTGGCAATCGAGGACCGCATCCCCACCAAGGAAGAGGACGCGGTCCTTTGCCTTGCAGTCCAGCAGGGCATCGAGGCCAAGGATGCGATGGAGACCATGCTCCGGCAACACCGGGGCCTGGCTCTCAAGATGATCGCCAAATGGTCCAAGGGCAATATCGTCGACGACGCCATGACCGAGGCTCTGGTCGGCATATCGAAGGCGGTCGAACGGTTCGATCCCGCCATGGGGTGGAAGTTCTCGACATACGCGACCTACTGGATCTCGAGCCGCGTCCGAAGGATGACGCTCGAATCGAGCATGGCCACGCGGATTCCCGAGCATACCGTCTACCGATACCGCCGGATGAACAAGTACCTCGACGCCCACCGGCGCGAACACGGGGCCGATCCGAGCGACCAGCAGATCATGGCCCACCTTGATTGCAACGCCGCGATGCTGGCCGACCTCAAACGGATGTCGGCATTCGAGCTGTTCTTCCTCGAGGATCTGTCGCTGGCAAATTACCAGGACGCGTCCACCATCGATGCACACCAGTCCCACGAAGGATCGATCGTCGATTCCATCGAGATGGACAGGATCATGGATCACATTGAGCAACTGCCGGACAACTACCGCCGGCTCCTGACGATGCGATTCGGGCTCGACGGTTCCGATCCGATGTCCTTGCGGGAGATCGCCGCGGCCGAGCGATGCAGTCCGGCCAACATCGAGCAGAAGCTCCGATCCCTGCTCAAGCGACTCAGGAGGCAAGTTGAAACACCTCGAGGATAAGGAGCAGATCGCTCTGGTGACGTGGCTCCGGTTGATGGCGACGAAGCATCCCGAGCTGGCGCTGGCGTACCACACGCCGAACGGGGGGTACCGCGACCCGCGAACCGCCGCGAAGTTCAAGGCGCTCGGGGTTCGCGCCGGCGTCTGGGACATCTTCCTTCCGGTGCCGGCTCCCGGCCTATGGATCGAGATGAAGGCTCCCAAAGGCCGACTCACGGTCGAGCAGGCCAAGTGGCGCGAACAGCTCGAGCCGTTTGGATATCGGTTCGCGATATGTTACAGTTGGCCCGAAGCCGCTCGGGCGATCGCCGACCATGTCGGCTTCCAAATCGAAATCTGAAGGGATATCAGAATGGCGCAGTACCTGCGGGAGGAGGCTCGGGCCTACCTCCGGCGATTGTTCGGCCCATACCGGGAAGGCTGGATCGAGGTTCGGACGCTCCATGCGAAACGGGCCGCGAGCGAATGGTTCGGCCTCCCGACGTGCCTCGAGGGCGACCCGTGCGAGGACATGCTCGACAAGATCGGGGCGTGGGTCTCCGAGGGACGTGACGTCTATGTCGGCGTCCTCCCGCGGTGCGAGCGCGGCGGGAAATCCGCGCAGATGGTCCAGCAGATGGGATGCTTCTGGGTCGACCTCGATGCGAAGGTCGAGGGTGCCGACGTCGAGCTTCTCTGCGAGGCCGACATGGTGGTACACACCGGCAACGGATGGCACGGCTATTGGTTCCTCTCCGCGGTCCAGAACGTGGCCAAGCGCGAGGCACGGGACAAGGCCACCATGCGCGTCAAGGCCCACCAGCACCGAATCCTGCCGGGTGTGGATTCGACCCACGACCTCGCCCGAATCCTGCGGGTGGCGGGAACGATCAACTACAAGGCCGAGCCGAAGCAGGTCAAGCTCCTGCGGCCGACAATCGCCCGAAAGACGGTGGTGGCCGGGGATCGGATGACGGGTTACGAGCGCCTGGGACTCGGCCGGCTCAAGCCACCGCCGGACTGGACGACCGAGGACGAGCGGGTCCATCGATGGATCTGGACCACGGGGTACGAGGACGACGAACGCATCCCCGACCTGCGCGAACTTCATGGCCGGATGCCATGGCCGGCGGGCGGCTTCGAGACCGACGTCGAGGGCTGGGTGAAGCGGTGCGTGGTCCACATGGTGGCGCGTGGCGATGGCTGGTCCGAGCTCGAGGACTTCGCCAAGGCCATGGGATACGATGCCGACTGGCTCCAGAGCTGGCTGGAGCATTGCGAAACGAAGGGATAGATAATGCCGATCGATTACGACGCCATCGTCGACGACGATGACGCTGGTTTTGCTTCGCCGGGTGGCAAGGGCGGGGAGTGGAACGACCTGTTCGAGCGCCACCCCGAGGGCGGTGGACCGTTCGGCGGTCGGGACAACGCCGCCACCAAGCTCCTCGGATTCCTACGCGCCAAGCGGGTACCGTTCGACGCCGCGGTGGCGTTCGCGGAATGGTGGAATCAGACATACCTCGATCCTCCGATGTCGGTCGGGGACATCCGCGACAAGATCCAGCGGGGATGGGTCCGGTGGCTCGAGGGCGGCCTCGAGGACGCGACTCCCCAGAGCATCCTCGAGCAGGCAAAGTCTCCGCTCGAGTTCATTGGGCTGGACCGCTTGGCCGAGCTGGCCGCCGAATCGGGTGATGCCGAATGGCTGGTCGAGGATCTGGTGATCGCCGGCGGGCTTCATTTCATCACCGCTCCGCCGGGTGGCGGAAAGACTTGGGCGGCGGTCGATCTGGTCCGCGCATGCGTCACCGGCGACCGCTGGCTGGCGTCTCGGAACGTCCTCAAACCTATATCGGTTCTCTATATAAACGAGGAGATGGGACCGTCCGCGTTCTTCCGCCGGCTCGATGGTTTGCGGGTTCCGCCGGACCGTCTCTCGATCCTCCAGCGCTCGAACGTCCGGCTCGACGACCCCGACCATCTGGCGCAGGTTGTCAAGCACATCCGCGACCGGCAGATCCGCCTGGTGGTGGTCGACACCTTCGTCCGAGTCCATGGCAAGGATGAGAACAGCAACACCGAGATGGCCATGCTGTTCAAATGCTTTCGGGAGATGATGGACGCCGGCTCCGCGGTGGTCTGCCTCCACCACCACCGGAAGAGCGGGACCGGGTCTCCGGTGGCCCACGAGGCGACCCGCGGGGCGGGTGAGATCGCGGCGCAGGCGGACATCATGGCGGCCATCGAGAAGGATTCCGGAGCCTATGTTTTCCGGATCACGAAGCACCGGCACCTCGAGGAGGATTCGGTCGGGGAGATCGCGTTCTGCGTCGATTCGTTGGACGACGGTTCATTCCGGATCGAGCCTGTCGAACGCGACACGGCCAAGGAGGCGTCCACGTTGTCCATACACGGGCGCAAGGGCGGTATTGGCAGTTCTGCCCTATCCGATCGGATTCTGGCCGTCCTGAGCGATTCTGAGGCGATTTCGACAAACCGGGTGGTGGAGCTGGTGAAGGGCAACCGGAACAAGATCATCGCCGAGCTTGACCAGCTCTACGCCGCGATGTCGGTCGAGCGGATCGAGGATGGCCAGCGGGTGGCTTGGAAGCTCGGGATTTTCTGAACCGGTATCAACCGGTATCAACCCTGCCCCTCCCCCCCCCTACGGGGGGGGTCGGGGACTTTTCCGCGATACTGGTTTGATACCGGTTTTTTGGTTTCCCCCCAGACCCCCCTTCCGTCCTTGGGCGCGACACGGTACCTACGCCCCCCGAAGGGGCTCCGGTACCGGTACGCGCCGTTTCAGGATGGTCGGAATTGTTGCATTATTTCGATAACGTGTTGTAGTATTGTTTCGGACGCCATCGTGGCGTCCAATCGAGACGCGCCGGATGGCGCAAAGGAAACAACAATGGGATTTTTCGCTCAAAACGGCGGCTTCGCCGACGGCAATCAATGGGCCAACGTCGAGGCCGGCACCTACAAGTGTGCGCTGGTGGGAGTCGACGTGGTGGATCGCCCGAGCTTCGAGGATCGCACCAAGCTCGAGCCCAACTTCCGGTTCCGGTTCGAGACCATCGAGGTCGGCGACGACAACGGCAACCCGTTCCGCTTCACCCAGTTCACCAAAACCTACTACGGCAACGACATGGCCAAGCTCACCAAGCTTCTGGACTCGATGCTCGGCCGGCGTCTCACCAGCGCCGAGTTCTCCCGGCTCGACATCGACGACCTGAAGAGCCGGCCTTGGTCGGTCACCGTCGATCTGATCCAGACCAACAGCGGGAAGGAGATGAACGTGATCCTCGCGGTCAAGCCCTTTGCCACCAAGGCGGCTCCGAAGCCGGTCCGCAAGCCTCCGGTCGAGGACGACATCGAAGACCCGTTCGCCGAATAGGCGGCCGCCATCTCGTCGACGTTCCCCGGCTCCGGCCGGGGACTTTCCACAAGGGATAGAACATGAGCAATCGAAACTGGGAACGACTCGGGAACGCGGCGCTTGCCGTGTTGATCATCTTGGTCGGCGTTGTCTACGCGATGGACGCCGCGGAGCGCTACGACGAACGGCTGGACAAGTCGGCCAAGATCCGCGGGTGGGATCGATGAGCGAACACTACCGCAAGGGTTCCATTCAAGCGATTCAGGTGATCGACGACTGGGGACTCGATTTCGCCCTCGGGAACGTCATCAAGTACCTCGCCCGGTACAAGGACAAGGGTGGCCGCGAAGACCTGATCAAGGCCGCCTGGTACCTCACATTCGCGATCACCGGCTCGACGCTTCGGGCCGACGCCCATAAGACGGTCCTCGACAAGATGGGGGAGACCAAGTGAAATCAGATCTTAATTCGGGGATTTTTGAACAGTACTTCAAGAATTGCGACGCGAATCGCTTGATGTTTACCTCCGATACGCGGCTGGTTCAATTCTTCTTGGATTTTGCGAATCGGTATTCCAATTTGCCGATATTCAAGCAGTTCGATGTCTTCGATGTTCATCACGGATGGCCCATTGCTGGACTCGAAGATCATGAAGGCACTCTGACGGTCTATTGGAACTACCCAGTAGAACGATCGGTCCTCGATCTCGCCCAGTATTGCTGGGTAGCTAGAGGAGAACTCGCCGAAAATATCTTTCACAAGCTTAGGCCCGAATGACCGGGCGCGAAGCGTTCGCCGCGGTGTTGGCCGGATACAAGGTTCGGCGCAACGTCTGGCCATCCGGTTACCACGTCTGGGTCGAGCGGCTCGAGGACGATCGTCCGGCCCCTCGATTCGCCGGCTCGAGGGAATGGCGGCTCCGATGTCGGAGCGCCAGCTACATGGCGCACCAGTGGCGATCGAACGATTGGGAGGTAGTGGAGTGAGTGGATCTGAAGCTCTGCAAGCCATGCGGGATGGCAAGCGGATTCGGCATGGTCGATGGACCAAGGATTGCTGGATCAGCGCATGGCGCGACGACGAGATCGGCGTTTACACCATCATCGCGCACGGCACCCCGATTTTCGTTCGGGACGTTTCGGAAGACAAGGAGTGGCTCCTGTGGGCGCTCCTCGAGGACGGTTGGGAGGTTGAGGCATGAAGACGTTGGCGGACATTCAGAAGGAACTCGAGGCCGTCGAGTTCGAGATGCAAGCGACCGCGGCGTCGATGGCGAGACTCTACGCCAGCGTCAACCGCCGGCTCATGGACTACGAGAGCGGCGGCGACTGGGTCAAGCTCCGCGACAAGATCGCCGAAGCCGAGCGCAAACTGGCCGACGCGCAACGCGACCTCATGAAGACCGGCGACTGGATCGACCAAATCAAATAAGCCATGCCACGACATCCCAACAGCGACAAGGGGCGCGAGCCCCTTGTCTTCACATCGAGGGTTTGCATCCGGTGCGGCCAGCTCTGCCCGTTCGATGTATTCCGAGTCAAGAACAACCGCACCCGATCCGGCTATAGCCTTCGCCGAACCTGCATCACCTGCAAGCGCAAGATGGATCGCCTGGTGAAGCGGGACTACCGACGATCGCCGGAGCAACGCGAGCGGTTCAACTCGGACCGGCGAGGGATACCGCACCGCGGGAACCCCGATCTCACATCCCTCTGCCAGTGGATCGCGCATCGATGCAAACATTGGCAAGCCGCCGGCGCTCGCGATTGCGTGGTCTTCCTGGTACAGAACCCACTCGGTGTCCAGAAGGTCCACCAAAACGTCAACCCGCACCGCTGGTGGAAGGGCAAGACGTGGGCGACCCGCGAGGACAAACCCGGCATCTCGATCCCGCAGGGTGGGATACCGTTGTTGAAGATCGAGAACCGGATGGCATTCATACATCCGACCTGTCCCGAGCGGTATCGGGATACCGCGCGGCTGGTGAACAAACGGCTCGACCGTATCTTCGAGAGGACGACATCCGACGAATGACCGACAACGACATCGACGATTACGCAGACCAGTTCCTGGTATTGGCCAAAGCCGCGATGCAACACGGCATTGCCACCTATATCGTCGTCCACACCACCGACCCGATCGCCATGACCAGCCACACCCGATACGTCAACACCGCCGATCCAGTCCTGGCAATGGGCATGGTCCAAGCCGCCCAGCTTTACGTTCAGGACGAGTTCTTCAATAACGGCGAAGAAGAGGAGGAAAACGTCTGATGGGAGGACGACCGCCAAAATACAACGCAGAACGGCACCAGAGGATCGTCGAGACGCTCCGCGCCGGCAATACCCGCCGAGCGGCTTCGTGGGCCGGCGGGATCGATCAGGACACGTTCGGTCGATGGCTGGTGCGATATCCGGAATTTGCGGACGACGTAAAAGCTGCCGAGGCCGACGCCGAGCTGGCGATGGTCCAGCGGGTCCGCACCGCGGCCGACGACTCGTGGCAAGCCGCGGCGTGGTGGCTCGAGCGCAAGATGAAACAGGACTGGTCGGCACGGCAGGAGCAGACCGGAGCCGACGGAGGCGCGGTCCAGATCCGCGTCCGCTTCGAGGACAAGGAACCCGAGGTGGCCGAATGAGCGCATGGGGAATCATCCTCTGGTTGGCGCTCGGAGTCGGGCTCGGTGTCCTGCTCTGCGCTTGGGTGGTCTCGATCCTCGACGCCATGCAACAGGCCCTCGATCGGCGCGAGGGCTGATGGCCGACATCGAGCTGGTACTACCGCGACCGCATCCCGGCCAGCGCCAGATACTCCGCGAGGCTAAACGGTTTAACGTGGTCTCCTGCGGGAGACGCTTCGGGAAGACCACCATGGGAGCCATCCTGATGGCCCGTCCGCTCCTCGAGCGGGGATTCAGTTGCGGATGGTTCGCTCCGACCTATCGGCTCCTCGAGGAGGCATACAACGATCAGCGGAAGATCTTCCACCCGATCATCCGCCGGGCCGTCGTCTCCCCGTATCCCCGCATCGAGCTGATCAACGGAACCGCCATCGACTACTGGACCCTCGGGGAGCCGGCGACCGTGGCCCGCGGCCGGAAGTACGGGTGGGTCGGCGTCGATGAAGCCGCGATGTCGGCCTACCTCGAGGAGGCATGGACCCAAGCCATCCGGCCGACCCTCACCGACTACCGCGGGTCCGCGTGGTTCTTCTCGACCCCCAAGGGTTCCAACTACTTCAAGGTGTTGTACGACCAAGCCGAGGCCGATCCGGACTGGCAACGCTGGCAGATGCCGACCTCGAGCAACCCCTACATTCACCCCGACGAGATCGAGGAGGCGCGGCGCTCCTTGCCGTCGATCGCGTTCCGGCAGGAGTACCTCGCCGAGTTCGTCGATGCCGAGGGCGCGAGGATCAAGCGGGAGTGGCTCCGAGCCGCGCCGGTGCCCGCCGGCCAGCGGTTCATGGGCGTGGACCTCGCGATCTCCACCAAGACCGACGCCGACTACACCTCCGCGGTGGTCCTGACTCGGGACGATGCCGGCGTGGTCCATGTCGTCGATGCCGCTCGGATTCGGGCTCCGTTCGACGGCGTCCTGCGATTCGTCCAGGACATGGCCGCGAAGCACCAGCCGGCGACGATCGGGATCGAGCAAGTCCAGTACCAGGCGGCGGTGGTGCAGGAGCTTCTCCGGCGCACCAAGCTCCC